CCTCGCTTGTCCCAGGGCAGCGCGTGCCAGGCATCATTGCCCCGCCTAATCGCCAGCTGACGATCCGCGACCTTATTGCACCGGGCCAGACCTCGGCAGCAAGTGTCGAGTTCGTCAAGGAAACCGGCTTTACGAACAGCGCGGCTCCAGTCGCAGAAGGCACGCAGAAGCCCAAGTCTGACCTGACCTTCGATATGGAAACCACGCCTGTTCGCACGCTGGCCCATATCTTCAAGGCAAGCCGTCAGATCCTCGACGACGCTCCGGGCCTTGCGAGCTATATCAACGCTCGTGGCACGTATGGGCTCAAGTTTGTTGAAGAAGGTCAGCTTCTGAACGGTGACGGTACTGGTCAGAACCTGCATGGCATTCTCCCGCAGGCATCGGCCTTCGCTCCGGCTTTCACTCCGGAGAACGAAACCGCAATTGACCGCCTCCGACTGGCAATCCTGCAGGTCATTCTGGCCGAGTACCCGGCGAGCGGTTTCGTTCTGCATCCAACCGATTGGACCAAGATCGAACTGACCAAGGATCTTGGCGGCAACTACATCGTTGGCAATGCCCAGTCCCCAATCGGTCCATCGCTGTGGAATCTGCCGGTCGTCCAGACTCAGGCACTTTCTGCGGGCAAGTTCCTGACCGGTGCGTTCAATCTCGGTGCGCAGATTTTCGACCGCATGGGCATCGAAGTTCTGATGTCGAGCGAGAACGTGGACGACTTCGAAAAGAACATGTTCACGATCCGTATCGAAGAGCGCCTTGCGCTGGCGGTTTACCGTCCAGAGGCATTCGTTACCGGCGACGTCAATCCGCCTGTAACTCCTTAATCCTTGATGGGGCGCTTCGGCGCCCCTTTTCACGAGGAAATTATGAAAATCAAAGCGCTTAAAACCTTGGTCGGCAATTATGGCCGATTGGATGAAGGCATGGTCGCCGATCTGCCGAACTGGCAAGCCGGACCGCTTCTGGCGCTTGGTTATGTCGAGAAGTTTACGGAGGTTGGTAATGGCCGACACGAAGACACGCAAGCGCCGGGTGGCGAGCTACATCGGGGCGGGTATCGTCGATCCAAATCCGGCTCCCGAGCCCGAACCGGAGCCTGAAACGCCGCCGGAGGGTGGTGGCGATGGCACTGGTTGACCTCGAACTGCTGAAGAAACACCTTCGTGTGTTTCATGACGACGAGGATGTCGAGCTGGAAGTCTATTTAGCCGCAGCAGAGACGATTGTCACCGAATACGTGGATCGGGAAATCGTGGCTACCGGCGCGACGCCTACCTTGCCGGATGGCATTGAGTTAACCCCGCCCATCACAGCAGCGATCTTGTTGGTTGCGGCTGATCTGTACGAGAACCGCGAACCTGACATGAAGGCCAAAGGCAACGCCGTTCTGCCACGTCACGTTCGGGCGCTGCTGGCGCCATATCGGGTGTGGCGCACGTTGCCGGTGGAAGAATAAGAGAAGCGCAGCCGTTCTGGCTGCACTTCTCCTGTGGCCGTTATTCTGGCGGCCATTCCTGACGGGTGTACCAATCATCGACGTCAGACCTTACGCGATCTTTTTCCAATCCGTAGCGTTCCTGGATCTTGCCTTCCAGTTGCTCGCGGCGACCGTTGATCTGATCGAGATCATCGTCAGTCAGCTCGCCCCACTGTTCTTTCACGCTTCCCTTGAACTGTTTCCAGTTACCTTCGACGCGGTTCCAATCCATCAGAGTTCCTCCGTTAGGTTTGCAGTATCGGCCTCCTAACTTCGCAGGGCGAGAAATGTTCATTGCATTTTTGGCGAGGTGTTCGATGCCCTGGCTCCATTTCACAGCCACTTACGACTTCATCCCCAATCCCGCGGTGACCATCCGCTATCCGGCAGGGTATGTCGGTCTGGTGACCACGCCTTGCGCTAACCGCGCCGTTGCTGCCGGCAAAGCCGAGCGGCTTCCAACTCCCACAAAAGACGAGGCTGAAGCATGGCGAAGCGCAAAAGGCCAGTCTATCCCGACATGACGTGTGAGGTATGTGGGTGTCAGACTCCTCGGCGTCACAATAGGCAAAAATACTGCGTCGAATGTAGCGAGAAGGTGATAATTGCCGCAGAAAGATCCAGACCAAAGCGGGCAATCAAATTAACAAATTGCATAACTTGCAACCGCATCGTTCAATTTAGATATGCCCCTCCGAAATTTTGCCCCGCATGCAAGGTTGAAGATAAGCGTACACGTGACAGGGTAAATCAGAAGAAATACCGTCAAGGCGAAAAGTCTAAGCAGCGAGAACGTGAAAGATCTGCGATACGAAATAAAACGCCGGAAGTGCGTCAATATCGCCGAGAATATGAGCAATCTCGGAAGGATGCTGATCCCAAATTTGCTTTAGGCTTTAGAATGAGAACGCTCATTCGTGATTCACTCAGGCGACAAAAAGGAGGGGAATCATGGATAGAGATGGTAGACTTTACTGTCTCCCAACTCAAAGCTCACCTCGAGCGACAATTCTTACCGGGGATGAGTTGGGCGAATAGGAAAAAGTGGCACATCGATCATATCCGCCCGATTGCGTCGTTTAATTATGACGGCCCCGAACATCCCGATTTCAAAGCCTGTTGGGCGCTGACCAATCTTCGGCCGATGTGGGCGAAAGACAACCCAATCGAAGGGTGCCAAACAGGTTTACCTTATATAGAGGGGCTAGAATGTCAGCGGGCCAACTCAATCAAAAAATCACATTCCAGCGGCGTGAGGTTATTGAAGATCCTTTCGGCGGAACACGCGGTGAGTGGGTCGACCAGTTCACAGTGCCGGGAAGGCTGGAGCCGCGATACGGCAGCAATGCAGAAAGCATCATGGCCGCGCGGATGCAGTCCATGCAGCCCTATAACCTGACAATCCGCGGTAGCGAGCAAGCCCGCATGATTACGGCGTCTTGGCGGGCTTACGATGCTCGAGCGGGTAAGGCCGGGGACAAGCCCAACCGGGTTTTCGGAATCAAAACCGTCGTCAATCCCGACGAGCGTGGGCAATACATCGAGATGCTGGCGATTGAAGGCGAGGAAACCTGATGGCGGTAAAGATTAAAGGTCTGGATCGCCTGCAGATCAAGTTAAAGAAGTTCCCGGAAGTCGCTGAAAAACTTGTCAGAGCAGCGATGGAGCAAGGTGCTCAGGAAATCGTCAATATGATGCAAAACTTGGTTCCCGTCGATGACGGAGAACTGATGGAAAGCATCGGGTGGACATGGGGTAAAGCTCCAAAATACAGCCAGCGCATTGGCAGCGTTAAGTCTAACGATGGCAAGCTGACCATCACGATCTACGCTGGCAATTCTAAGGTGCGATATGCGCATCTGGTCGAATTCGGAAGCGCGCCACACGTGAACGGTGGCATGTATCCCGGAACATTCAACCCTGGGGCCAAGGCTCAGCCGTTTTTCTACGTTTCGTGGCGAGCCAAGCGCCGCAGCGCCCGGGCTCGGGTATCGCGCGCAATCACCAAGGCAGCCAAACAAATTGCGGCGGATCGTTAAATGGACCCGGTTCTAGAGCTTCAGGGCGCAATTATTCAGCGCTTACGCAACTTTCCCGCGCTTGTCTCGCTGATTGGCCAGCGCAGCTACGATAACCCGCCAACGAATGACCAAGGTCAAGTCTCTCCCTCGATCTTTCCATATGTCAGCATCGGCGCATCGAGCGCTCAGCAGGTAGATGCCGACTGTATTTTCGCTGACGATATCATTTTCCAGTTGGATGTCTGGTCAATTGAGCCAGCCAAAAAGCAGATGCGCGACGTCGCAAACGCAGTGCGTCTCGCAACACGAGGGTGGGAGCCTGTTTTGAACATCAACGCCCTCGTGACATTCGAATATTGGCGAACTGACTACATCAAGGACGGCGCAATCAATCATGCGTCGATCCGCTACACGGCGATTATCGAGCAGCCCTAGGGCCTCCGCGCCGATCACCACAAAAACTATTCACGGCTGCCTGTGGGTGGCCTTTCTCGTATTGGATCACTCCATGACAGCTGCGACCACGATTAAAGGCGGCAAGGTCCGCGTCAAGATCGGCAATGACGCATCGCCGATTGTTTACACTGCGCCGTGCGGCTTCACGCAGAAGTCGATCACACTTTCGAAAAACCTCAATGAAGTTTCAATTCCCGATTGTGAAGACCCCGACAAGGTCGACTGGATCGGTCGTGACGCCGCATCGCTCTCAATGAGCATCAGCGGTGAGGGTGTATTGGCTTCCGAATCCGTAGAAACGTGGCTGGATGCTTGGGAAAGCATCGATTCTGTTCCGGTCCAGGTTGAGATTGTTTTCCCAGCCAAGACCTACACCTATACCGGTAAGATGCACGTTGAAAGCCTTGAAATCGGCGCCAACAACGGCGAGCGCGCGACGAACAACGTTTCGCTGCAATCAGACGGCGAAATGGTTCGCGTCTCGGCACCTACAGCGCCATAATGAGCAGAGATGCGAAAGTAGAACTCGACTGGGCGGACGGTACATATACCTTCCGCCTCGGTTGGGGCGAATTGGAAGCGCTGCAGGAAGCGTGCGATGCCGGACCTTGGGTCATTCTTGAGCGGCTATTCACCAAACAGTGCCGCGTCGGCGATATCGCCCATGTGATCCGGCAGGGATTGATCGGTGGAGGCTTGGAGCCGACCGCCGCCACGAAGCTTGTGCGAACCTACATCGAAAAGCGCCCGCCTGCCGAGAATATCGTCTTCGCGACAATCATTCTGCAGGCTGGCATTCAAGGCGTGCCGGAGGAGCCTGTGGGGGAGGAAGCCGCGGCAAATCAGACGGAGAACAACTTGACAGCCTCCCCAACGGAAAAGTCAGATTTGCCGCGGTCTACGGCAACGGTGCGGCGCTCGGCTTCACGCCGCAAGAAGTAAGACGAATGTCCATGTGGCAGTTCATGGCTGCCGTTGACGGTTACGTTAAAGCAAACTCGACCGACGATGGCGGTCTGAGCCAGGCGGAAAAAGACGAGCTTTGGGAGTGGGTGAGCGAGGGGTAGGTCATCTGCGGCGGTAGTGGGGACGAACATAAGTGCCATTTCGGCGATAATAGCCGCGAACAAAAGTAGATCCGCCACCGTAAGAGCTGTACGATCTGCTATAGTTAGGCGCCCATGATCCATAACCATCGTAACCGCCGGCGCGAGACGCCGCGCTTCTAGCACCACAACGGCGTCCTGCTGCATCTAGACTATCCGGTGTAGGGCAATTGCCAGTATAAACTCGCGATGAAGGGTAACTTGGTGAAGCCAATGCATAGGAAGGATACGATGAGCTCAGAACCGTCCCAGCATTATTCCCGAAAGCTACTACTCCTCGTTTACCGTCGGACGTAGTGAAAGAACCTGTTCCACTCATGCCATCTCGGGCACGAGTGATGACGGCTGATCCATATCGTCCATCACTACATGTCACGGGTATAGTGATCGTTGGGCTTGTATCGAGCGCGTCGTAAGTTCCGTTGCACGACAGAGTGCCGCCCGGCTGAGAAAGCTGAAAAGTTCCCCCTGAAACTGCCGCAGTGGCCGTCCCAGTCAATGCGGTACCGTCCTCAAATCGCGCGGCAGTCGGCAGGGTAATGCTCCCGCAGCCAGCCAAACCAACTAACGCCAAAAGCATAACGCTTCGCATGATTGCCCCATCCCAAGTTCTTTCCCCATCTGAGCTAAGCAAGAATTAGGCAAAGAGTCGAGGTGGATTCTACTTAAACGGATTCAGCGATTTCGCGCCTTTGGCCTTCGGATCGACGGTCAAGGTATAGGCGCCACCGGGCAGCTTGTAAGGCGCACACCGTTGTAAGGCCCGGTTGAGCGATTCCACGCCAGCCTTTCCAATCCCGTCTTTCGGGAACTCTTTGGCGGTCACATCCGACAAATCCCCGTCTTTATCCAGTTCGACAGAGAGAACGATCTTGCTTGCCAATTTCATTGAAGCAGGCGGGTTCCAGCACTCCAGCGCAGCCCGCGCGAACGCATCGTTCTGCTCATTAGCCTGCGCGGGAATTGCCATAACGGCGGCAGCAATCACCAAAAAACATACTCTCATGGAGCCTCCCTGCCATGGCAACCAACCTTGAATCTCTTGTCGTTCAATTTTCAGCCGATTTCAAGCGATTGGAGAACGCCATCAATCGTCAGCGTGGGCAGTTCACGCGGCAGATGCGCCAGATGGAGAAGTCTGCAGATGTCAGCGTACAGCGTATCAACGCGGCGCTTGGCAATATCGGCAAGGGCACAATGCGAGACCTAGCGGCCCCTTTGACCGGCATTACTGCCGCGTTGGGTACGCGAGAGTTGATGCAGTACGCGGATGCCTGGACACAGGCGGGGAACCTTATCCGCGCGTCCGCTACTGCCGCGGGCGTTGGTGCTCGGTCGTTGAATGAATTGAAGGACGGGGCGAACGAGGCACGCTCCAGTCTGGAGACCTATACAGAGCTTTATGCTCGCCTGATCAGATCTGCGTCTGGCGTTGCCAAATCCGAAGAAGAGATCGCGCTCGCCACAAATCTGGTCGCCAAGGCGATGAAAGCTGGCGGAGCGTCAGCGCAAGAACAGCAAGCCTCGCTTATCCAGCTTGGTCAGGCACTTGGCTCGGGCGTGCTGCAGGGTGACGAGCTCCGGTCATTGCGTGAAAACGCACCGGTAATTGCGAAGGCAATTGCTGATGAGTTTAAGGTTTCCATTGCCGGGCTTAAACAATTGGGCTCCGAAGGCAAGTTAACTTCCGATCGCGTGTTCAAGGCCATTCTGAACGCGCAGAAACCAATCGAAGCTCAGTTCAAGGCAACTAACGCGACGATTGCCGACGCCTTTACCCAACTCAACAACGAATTCACGGCATATATCGGCAATGCCGATAAGTCAGCTGGCGCGAGTAGGCAACTGGTACAAGCGCTGCAGTATGTGGCCGACAACTTCAAGGAAATAGCCGACGTCGTTGCAGCCTTTGCGACCGTGCTGATTACCGCCTTCACTGGACGGGCGATCGCTGGCGTAGTCGTCGGACTTGGCCAGGCCGTTGTGGCGTTGGGTTCGTTCCTGACCGCACTACGCACCGGAACCAGTGTTGTTGCTGCATTTAGTGCTTCTCTGGGTCCGATTGGCCTTCTTGCAGGCGCAGCTGCTGGGGCGGTTTACCTGCTCTATAACAATATGTCGTCTGGCGACCATGCTGCTAAATCATTCAGCGAAGCCGTCGATGGAAACAAGGTTGCACTAGAAAATGCAGCATCAGCTTCGCGACAGTACCAAACTGAACTGGTCAAGCAGATCAGTTTGCAGTTGGAAGCAGCTAAGGCGGCTTACGCACAGGCAGACGCTGATTTCTCGGCAGCTAATGCACGAGCTCAGGGTTTTCGAAAGCTAACCGGGCTAAAGTTTGAGCCGCTGGAATACGCTGCCGATCAGGCACTGGCAAACGCCGACGCTCTCGGGCTGGCTGTTGGCAAGTTAGAGGACCAACAGAAAAAGGCGCAGCAGATCCTCGCCTCTACTCCATCTGGCTACGGTAATGGCAGTGGCTACACGCCAGACGATAAGAAGAAGGGTCGGACCAAGAAAACGCCTGCGGAGCGTTTCGACAGCGACATTCAACGTATCGCCGACCGCACAGCCGCCCTTGTCGCAGAGACCGAAGCACAGCGCCAGATCAACCCGCTGATCAACGACTATGGCTATGCCATGGAGAAGGCGCGCACAGAGCAGGAATTGCTCAATGCGGCGCAAAAGGCGGGCGTGGCGCTAACACCTGAGCTACGAGCGCAGATAGCGCAGACCGCAGACCAGTGGGCGCTTGCCAGTGCCGAGGCTAACAAGCTTGCCGAGGCGCAAAACCGTATCAAGGAGACCGCCGAGGATATGGCGGCTTTCCAAAAGGACCTAGTCGGTGGGATTGCTGATGATTTTTTAAACGGTGCAAAGTCAGCTGAGATTTTCGCGAACGCTCTTGGCCGCATTGCACAAAAGCTAATCGATATCGGCCTCGCGAATATCTTCGATACCGACAAAGGCGGCTTCAATTTATTCGGTGCTCTGGGCGGCATATTCCGTAAAAACGGTGGACCGGTACAGCGCGCCGGTGGCGGAATTGTTCGCGGTCCTGGCGGGCCGCGTGGCGATAAAATCCCGGCGATGCTGAGCGACGAGGAATTCGTCGTGAATGCCGCCGCCACAAAGCGCAACCGGGCATTGCTGGAAGCAATCAACAGCGGTCGTGTCATCGGGCTTAAGGATGGCGGCTCACCTTTGCGTGCCCCATCCATGCCGATCCTGCGCTCCTCTGCTGCGACGCAGCAGGCGCAATCGGGCATTGCCGACGTTCGTGTTTTCGTGGACCGCGACGGCAATTGGCAGGCCGAAGTCGAACGCATCTCGCAGCGCAACGTAAAGCAAGGGCTGGCTTCCTACGACAAATCGGGGGCCGTTCGAACAGCGCGCGACCTACGGCAGGTAAACTCAAGAGGATTGGCAAAGTAATGGCTGAACTTCTTCCGACTGGCCTTCGATATCAGCCGACTTTCCCGGTCCTGAATCGCCCGGTTTCCATGTCTCAGTACGGGGATCGGGCGATTTCAGCGATTGAGAACGGCGATCCGTTCTGGACGTGGACTGCGAAAATTACTGACTTGACGAATGCCAAGCGCAATTTGCTCGAGGCGTTCATTGATCGCTGTAGGGGCGGTCAGGTGACCGTGCACTATACGCCTAAGCATGTTTGCATCCCGCAAGCCTATTGGGGGGACGCAAACAACCCGGCCATTACCGGAACGGCTTCATTGGGCGCGATCAACGGAAACACGCTCACGCTTAACGGCGTGGCAGTCGGATTGAAGCTGATGAGCGGCGATCTGATCGGGTTTACGGTCGGCGACTACAACTTCATCGCTCGCATCGTAGCCAATGCCACAGCGGCTAGCACGACATTGCAGGTGAAGATCGAGCCGTTTCTGCCGTCCTATATCACCGTCGGCGCGACGGTGAAGTTCAAGAACCCAGTAATGAACATGCGGCTGATGCCGAAGACGTGGGAAATTGGCGATGGGAAATTTCCCGATGCGTCGTTCCAGCTCATTGAGGTGCCTAAATGAAGGAAGAGAAGATGGAAAAGAAAGAAAAGGCGGGGATGAACCCGCCCTTTTGGATCGATGAGTATGTCCTGTCAATGCAAGTTACTAAATGTCCCGGGACGCCGCCTGAGATATTGCTTTGATCATAGATGTTGCAGTTTCGGTGATCGTGGAGTTCTGACCTGTGCCACCATGAAGTTTCACTCGTTCCGCGTTTTTAACAGCAGCGTCTTCAAATTGATTTAGCCACTCTTGGGCTTTATCGCCTTGTAGCTTTGCTATCGATCGGATGATCTCTTCATGCATCGCAAAATGTGCGAGCTCGCCAGCGTTATAACGAACTTCGAAATCACTCATTTAAGCCTCCCGTTGTTAACGCGAGCATCAAAGCCGAGTCGCAATCGGAAGTCGAGCCACGCCTACCGTTGGCGCCGAGCGCGAATAGCACGAATCCAGGTGTTGTTGAACATAATGGCCCCTATGACCAGCGCGACGGCACCCATGGCTATCATGCCGATAGCTACGCCTTGGTCTCCGAACTGCTGATATAACCAGCCCGTTTTTTCTACTGCTTGGGCTGGTTTTCCAAGGCGGAGCAACCCCTGAATGAGTGCTCCGAAACCGACAATCAACATGCAAACGCTTCTAATCATGCCGGCCAGATATCAGCTGGGCGCGGTTGAATCCAGCCTACTTGCCTATGGCGTGGCTTTTTCTGGTGTTGGTGTGTCAGACTTGAATATGAATGGCACCCGCACCTTACCCACTATCGAAGTCTTGTATGGCTGGCATTTTTGGACGGCCACTATCGCCGCCAACCCAACGATATAATTGGTAAATCCACCAGATTTCACCAACTCAACATCAGTTGCCTTGCCGTCTTTGTGAAGCCTGAACTCAATCACCGCGTTTCCGGTCTGGTTGAGAGGCATCCTAAAACACTTGCGAACCTGATTTGCCAAACGGAAGGCTTCTTCGCGGCTAGGCGGTTCCTTTGCCATCGAAACACTGGGGGCGAGCGCAATGAGCAACGCGGCGCAGTATTGCAAAATCTTCATACGGAAGTCCCTCGATGTAGCCAATCGGCGAGCGGACCTTAGCGTCTTAGTTCAAATAAGGTAAGGCCATGGCTTTCCCAGCACGTCTACAGCAACTGCTCGACGAGGGCAGGGGCAAGATCGCCTCTGCCGTGAAGTTCGAGTTTGGCACCGGCATTTACGGCTTTTTTTCAGGCAAGGGCAGCGTTGACTATGGCGGCCTGACCTATCACGGCAACACCATCATCGACATCGACGAGCCAATGTATGCGCTCGGCACCGCAGCCCAGCCGGTAACGATGCGACTGCCTGCGGCGGCCGACTTCGGACTGACGCCGGATAAGCTCGGCCTGATCGAGCAGGAAGACTACAAGAACCGCCCGGTTACTTTCTACGACTTCTATTTCGATCCTGACACGAACGCTTTCCTTCACGCTGAGCCGACCTGGTACGGCTATGTCGATACCATCGATCACCGGGAGGAAAGCGACGAAGTCTGGCTTGAAGGCCATATCGAGACCGGCGCGGTCGATAACTTCCGCGAGGGCTATCGCTACGCCTCGCATGAGGACCAGCAGCTTGTTTCACCCGGCGACATGCTTTTCGAGCACGCAGCGAGGACCAAGAATGAATTCTTCAAAATCAAGTTCGGCTAGGGTCAACGGCTGGGATCGCGCACTGGAAGACCTTGCCACCGCTCATGTTTCGGTCATCCCGGAATGGGGCGTTTCAGACTGTCTGATGACGGCGGCAGATGCGATTGAAGCGGTTATCGGTGAAAACCCGCTTGCCGAGTTTCGCGGAAAGTACAAGACAGAAGCCGGCGCGGCTCGCAAGATGCGCGCCAATGGCTGCGAGAATGTCAAAGACGTGCTTGAAACCTTTCTCCAGCTTGAGTCGGTCAATCGGCTCTCTGCTCGCCGGGGTGACGTCGGCGTGATGCTCATCAACGACGAATACGTCGCCGGGTTCATTTGCGGGTCCGGCTTCGCGGTCAAGCAGCCGCACGGGCTTGCGTTCTTTCCGGTGACCGATATCGAGCAGGCCTACAAGGTCGGCCTGTAATCACTTCGACAATTTGCGCCTTTGAAGGTCCGCCAGCAGCGGGCCTTTTTTGTTGCGCCTGCATGAGGCCGCCTTATGCCATTTTTAGCGCCTATCTTCACCGCTATCGGCGGCATCGTGTCGAGCGTGGCCGCATGGGCCGCAGCGAGTCCGATCCTTGCCGGTATCGCGCAGACAGCCTTCGGCATTGCACTCAAATATGCCGTCGATGCGCTGTTTCCTCCAAAGACGCAAAGCCGAGCGTCGGAGCTGGAAACCCAGTATGGTGCGAATATTCCGCGTTCCGTCATTCTCGGCACCTGTGCGACTGAAGGCCATCACATCTATCGAAACAGCTACGGCAGCGGCGGGCGTCTCATTCAGGACGTGTTCGTTCTGTCGAGCTTCCGCATTACGGCTGTTCCGCGTGTTCGTTACAATGGCGAGTGGCGGAGCCTGGTGCAGCAGGATTCTGACGGCTACTGGCTGGTGCCGAACGAAGGCACGAGCGGCGACGATCACGATAACGTCCGCGTCAAGTTCTTCTACGGCACGATGGACCAGCAGGCAGAGCCGACGCTGATCAACAATGCCCGCCCGGCTGGCCGCTGGACTGCGAACCATCGCGGCGCTGGCGTTGCCTATGCAATCGTGTTTTCCGAGCTTCGCAAGAACGGCGATGGCCTGACCTCGCCAGCAAAACTGCTGTTCGAAGTCGTCGGTGCGCCGCTTTACGACTGGCGCAAAGACAGCACGATGGGCGGATCAGGCGCGCATCGCTGGGACGATCAGAGCACGTGGGAATATTCCGATAATCCGGTTGTGCAGATTTACAATCTGGAGCGCGGTTTCTTCAACGGCACGCAGCGCATGGTCGGCAAGGCCGTTCGTGCAAGCCGGTTGCCATTGGCGGAATATACCCAGGCTGCGAACATCTGCGACGAAATCATGTCGGACGGTTCGAAGCGCTATCGTGCACACGCAATTGCCAAGGACGGCCCCGGCGCTAACCACGATGCCAATCTGACGCCGATCCTTGAAGCCATGTGCGGCTCGTGGGTGGAGCGTGTTGACGGAGAGTTTCCGATTGCTGGCGCTCCGCAAGCCATCGTTGCAACCATCACCGACGACGATATCAAGCGTGGAGCACCGCTTCGTTTCAGTGCCAAGCGCAAGCGGACTGAACTCATCAATACTGTCGCGGCTTCTTATGTCTCGCCGGAAGATTTCTACGAGACCAAGGACGCGGCTACCCGTATCGATGAAGGGGCGCTGGCCGAAGATCGGGAAACGCTTGCCAGTGCCATTCCTTACGCTGCCGTCACCGATGTGCGACAGGTGGACAGGCTGGCTGATATTGCCATTCGTGGCGCTCGTTATCAGGCATCGGCGGAAATCGTCGTTCATCCGAAATTCCTCGATACGATCAAGGAAGGCCGGTGGGTTCGCTGGAACAGTGCCAAGTATGGAGACCGCACATATCAGGTGCTGACGCGGCAGCTTGGCGGGATCAATACGGATGGCGCTCGCGACATCTCGATTGCGTTGCAACAGATCAGCAACGGCGTTTTTGACCCGACGGCTTACGAAACTGATCCGCCTGTCATTATCGTTGTTCCGCCACCGCAGTATCTAGCCGAGGTGCAGAACTTCTTTGTCATTCCATTTAAGGTGGTTGCGGATGGGCAGGGAGAAATCCCGGCAGCCCGGTTGCTCTGGGACACTATCGAAGATATCTCGGTCATCGGCGTTAACATCGAATATTGGCCTGCCAATGACCCAACGCAGGTGTTTACGCGGTTTGTTACATCAGATGTGACCAATGTTGTTCTATCTGAAGGCCTGACCTCGCTCACAGACTGGTTTGTGCGTACTCGGCTGCGTGTCGATAATGGGCGCGCTGTGGCATGGTCGGCAGCAACTCCATTCACTACGCTGGACGCTCGCGGCGACGAAAGCCCGGTCGATTATGAACGGCTCGACAGCGACGTGAAGGGCCTTGTCAACTGGATGACCGATGACAGGCGCGAGATTATTCGGCAGGCTCAGGAGAACGCCACCAAGACCGCTGACGGCATGTTGGCCGGTTATGCAGATAGTCGCTCCCTTCGCCGCGAACTTGCCAGCACCTACGGCAAGGCGAAAGCCTCGTGGTCCGAAGACATCTATGTCGCGACAGGGCCGAACAGCGCCATCGTGCAGCAGTTGACACAGTTGAACGCCGAGCTTGACGAAAAGGCGGATGCAAGCGTGGTGACGCTGCTGTCAGCCCGTGTTGACGGTGTTGAAGGCGACATGACCGCCATCGCGGATGCAATCACTGACGTGAATGCGTCTGTTGACGGAACCGTGGCAAACTCCGGTTGGCGCATGACATCCACAGTTGGCGCGGGCGGAACGTCGGCCAAGATATCGGCTTACGCTCGCATCAATACCGGAGACGCATGGAAGCAGGCCGGTTGGTTTATCAACGTCACGCCGACGGGCAGTCAGTTCATCGTCATTGCCAATCAGTTTGCTATTGCCGATCCAAACAATAATGGCAGTTACACCTATCCGTTCGTTGTCCAGAATGGGGAGGTCTACATCCAGAATGCGCGCTTGGGCACTCTCAAGTTCGACATCCTCCAAGCCAATAACGGGAAGATGGTCCTGCGCGGTTATGACAACTTCGCAGACATAAGGATTGTGTTCTGATGGGCTTGTTTTTCATGGGTTGGAAACCGGGCGTCGGATCGGTGCTGAAAATCCTCAAGTATGATACGGACGATCCGCTGACGCTCGCAAACTCGGCTTACAATCGCTTCTATTTCAACTCCGAGACACAGAACTTGTCCTATATCTGGGACAAGTTTTATTTCTCAACGGGTTTTAATCCTGTCGTGTACCCATCGTCTGATGGCGTAAATGGAAACCTTTACGTGATCGATGGTCCATCTGCATCGCAGGCACGCAGGGCAATGACGGTGCAGAACTATTTCGACGGCCAGAACCGCGTCGATGCCTTCATGTACTATGAAATCTTCGCCCGTTTCCCTGATATGCCGATTGTCCCGATCTATGAGGCGAAACTGATGGACATCGCGGGCCGGGTGCGTGTCGGCCATATCGATAGCCCGTCAGGTAACAAGGATCGAGTTCAAACTGTCCGCTCGTACAATTCCGACATCTGCTATGCGACACCGGGCGCGACTGGACCGGGCGGAAACGGTATTCGAGGCTTCAGAAGCATTCATCCCGATCTTGGATATACTGGCTGGGTGGGGCGCATCAATAACAACGAAGGGCCGTATAACTGCGCATTGAGCAATTCCGATAGTGGCGGCTATTACCGGGCGTTGACCTGTCAATGGGACTTGCCCGCAAACAACGCCGCTATCCCCGCACCGGATGCAACGCCAGTTTCCGGACAGGATATGCTTCGGATCAATCCATCGGTCGCAATTCTCACACGACGGGGATTTACGGTCGATACCGCTACCGCTCGGCAGTGCATATTCACCAGTACCCGCGTTCCGAATATGTGCGTCATGATGGGGCAAACCGGCCTTATAGCGGCAAACACTTCGGTTTACGTGCCGCGCACGACCGACTTTCCTCTGCACGAAACAATGTTCGTTGACACAATCGTGGCGTTGCAGGGGTTGGATTTTACCATCCCGGCTGTTGATCGAACGGCCAACAAGACCGGGCGGCAGATGAAGGTCTTCTACAAGATCGACCCGAACGGCATAACCTTCAGTGTCGAAGGCGATTATGCCGTATATGTCCGTTACATGGTCTATGCGACCAGCACCGACGGTTTTTCGTCCGGCGGTGGCAGCACCTTGCGCAGGCTGGATAACGGTGGCGTCCAGATCAAGAGGCCAGGGTCGAGCGATACAGGCCCGACGGGTAACGATATTCTTGTGGATACGCGCTTCCCTTCAATGCGCGTCATGCTTGAGGGATGGATACCGGCGTCGTCATTTTCGACTGCAAACGTGGTGGATAGCCAGTACGGCTCCCATGCTGCCATTGTGAATTTCGACGGCTCGGGACAGTTCATCTTTCCCAAGGTGATGTGTAACTGGCCGGAACGGATCACACAGGGCTTTCATCAGTATGTGCGCCTGCCAAACACCAATGCGTGGCAGCCTACAAGCCAGTCATGTGTGACCGTTGTCGAGACTAACCGGATCGTCATTCACATTAGCCCCGGCGCACCTACGACAATCGACACCTCAACAGGCAGCTTTCTCTACAATCTGCCAGATCCCATCGGCGTCCGTTACTACATCTTGAGCGCCACGACGCTCTAAGCTCCCAGGAGAAAAATCTATGGCCACTTTGTCCGACTACATGTCGGGAACGATTTCGCTCGCCAATGGGTCAGTGACGGTAACCGGCACCGGCACATTGTTCGAGGTGACACGGTTTCGGGAAGGCGACACGCTTCAAATCCAGAACCTGACGGCTGTCATTGCCAGCGTCGATAGCGATACGCAGCTGACGCTTGCAGAGCCGTGGACCGGCATCGACATTGTTGACGGGCCATACCGAGCCAGACAGCTTGGCGATGGATCGCGTGTTTCAACGCAGGCCGCAACCATCATTGAACTGCTCGGCAATGGCGTTTTGATGAACTTGACCGAACTCGGCGTCGAGGAAGGGAAGGTACCAGTAGGCGGGCCTACGGGTGAGTATGAGCTTAAACCATACATCGATGATGAAACCGGATCACTGACCTACCTTGCAAAGTTTACGCCGAACGAGGATGAAATTCTATCTTTCGACGCAGATGGAAAACCAGAATATCGCGATAAGGACAATGCATTCCCTCATGGATTAACCGTTGGCACAATCCTCCATGTAGAGGCCGAGGGTAGCGCTGAAATCGATTTTGGCGTCAAAGGATACGGAACAGGGCCGGTTATTCACGGCTATTGCGCTTGGGGGACGAAAGCAGCGCCTCTATCCTTAGGGGCTGGTGCGATGGCGCTTGGTATCGGTTCGCGCCCATTTACCGGAACGGATTGGGCAGAACACTCAACGGCTGCATTCCACTTCATCACGCGAGAGCAGATTACGCCGACAAACCAAGGCACGTCGCTTCGTATGCTTGTCACGCCGATCGGTTCTGACTGGTCTAAGCGCAAGGAGGTTTTGAGGCTAGAGAGCGATGGCGAGGCTGTCGGATCGCGCATCAGGGGGAATTTCAATGGTACTATATCTAACAGAACCTATTTTCAGTCGATTGATACAGCTGCGCTAAATACAACAGTTGCAGTCTTACCGGCGGCAAATGACGTTAACGCCAATGGAGCGCTGGCGGCTTTTGCTGCGGTAACGCCAGAAAACGCGGCATTCCTGATGCTTCAAGCTTACACGACCAAGGTGAGTCTGATATCTGGACGAACTGGCACTGCGGATTACGCGCCGCTGTTGGTCAATGTGGGTGGCCTTGATCGAGCAAAGGTATCAACCGATGGCCGGATTTTCATAAATTCGGATGATATTCTTCCCTCCTATTCGTCGCTTAACTACCTGAATATTCGAGCCACGCCGGGGTCGATTTCACCGCTGCGCCTTGAAACCAATAATGCGTCCGGTACATTGGCAATGTTTGTCACAAATGCTGGGTTAGCCGGGAGCATCTTCGCTAGCGGTACATCAACCACCTATTCTCAAACATCAGATCAGCAGCTTAAAATTGATGACGGAGAGTTGAGTGAAGATGCAGCCTTGGCGGTTTTGGAGCAACTTTACTTCCATCTGTTCCGGTGGAAGTTCGATGATTCTGATGATATCGGCGTCTTCGCTCAAGAATTGTACGACGTCTATCCCAAGGCCGTTGTAGTAGGCCACGGCGAGCCAGGTGATGCTGACTACACACCATGGGGCGTAGACTATTCGAAGTTGGTCCCTGTGCTGGGGCGGTGCTTGCAGTCGGTAAATCGCCGTCTTAGGGATGTGGAGGGCAAGTTGAACAAGGCCGCTTAAGCCGTGGCGGCCTTTAGCGAAAGCTTTTTTTCTGCGCTGGCCTTGATGGATTTTCGCAACCAGTCAATACGATAATCGACGCAAATCACGATGACCGCACTTGCGGTGATTGTCGCTACAGCCCCAACACAGAAGACAATCCATCCCCTATGTTCGTTCAAGCCAAGTATCTGCAAGGATGCGAAGGCAAACACGTAATGTCCAAGAAACATCGGATAGGCCAGGTCACCTAAAAATTTATCAACTTTAGCCGACCACCCTGTGAACCTACGACGGTTCACAAGCAGAACCAGAGTGAAGGCCAATCCAGTATTGAAATAAAACTGCATGCTGGAGAAAATGTCTGGTGCGTTCACGGAACTCCACCAGTTGATTGCGAAAACGAATGCAACACCTAACAAAATGACAGACAGCGGGACGCCCTTCGCCAAGGAAAATCGCGTACTGATGAAGTAAGCAAGACAGCCGAGGCCAAATGACAGGACGGCAGCTGGTACAGGTCCGTATCGCAGTGTCGGCAGCCCACCGGTAACAAAGATGTATATATGCCAGATCGCGCCAAACGCTGTTAGAGCGATTGCTCCTTTGATGGACCTTGCGCCAATAAGCCAAACCAGAAAATAGCAAACCAGTTCAACGGCAACAGACCATGTTGACGGGATTATGCGGAAGTAAAAGCCATCACCTATGAATGGCGTAACATGTACTGTCGGATCGGATAGGAACGCCCACGGAATGATCAACACGTTACCCATCCATGAGCCGAAATTCGCTTGACCGTTCCAAGATGGATGAAAGCTCGAGTATGACGGGTACACGGCGAAAACGAGGAGCGCACAGAGCGCAATTACCGCGTAGCTTGGGTACAGCCGCAAAAATCGATTTGTCGCGAACCGTTTCCCGTCAAACCGATACGCTTCTTGAAGAACAAGCGTCATTAAGAAGCCGCTTATTACGTAGAAAAAATTAACTGCGAAGAGTCCAACATTGGGCACTATCGCCGTCAAATGAAAGACGACGACACACAGCGACAGAAAGAACCGCGTAATTCCCAATGCTCTAGCCTCAAATGTTTTGCAGGGCAGATATACAGCGCGTTTCCTTTCATCACAACAGCCGCCCTGAGGCGGCTTTTTCTTTGCCGAAAGGAAATAGCCCCGGGAAGGTTTCGTTAACCGGGTAAAAGCGCACGATCCCGTGATGTCTTCAAGGCAGTCGACCAGACCCGCATTCCTGGTGACGCTCGATATACTTCCGGTTCAGCAAATCGACGGCCTCCTTGGCATCGCTCTCGCTGAGGCCGGACTGCTTGTGGCCATCGATAGAGACAATCTCGCCGTTGAATACGTCATAGACGCACCACGTCATATCGCTTTCCCGGCGCATGTCGAAACCATTTCTAATCATAGCCATTCCTCCGACGGTCAGATTAACGGCATCGGAATAACGAACGGGAGGCGCTTCCGTTCGATCAATTGGCATTACGCCTCAGAACGAACCGTGCGCGCATAGCACTGATCGGATGCGAACTCCATTCCAGGATATCCACATGAACAAAACAACGTTCTTCGCGTATGCGAGGCGCGCGCCTTTTGGCGGGCGCTTGAGCCAAGCGCAGGTCGACGGCACGTCGGCAATTCTGGCTGAAGCTGATCGCCGAGGCCTGCCAGACGAGCAGACGGCTTATGTGCTCGCAACGGCATTCCACGAAACCGGCGGCAAGATGCAGCCGATCGAAGAAAACCTCAATTACACGACCGCTGCGCAGATAAAGAAGACATGGCCCAGCCGGTTTAGCACGGTAGCTGCCGCCCAGCCGTATGTGCGCAACCCGAAGGCTTTGGCCAACAAGGTCTATGGCGGCAGGATGGGTAACATCCGACCGAACGATGGATGGCTCTACCGCGGTCGCGCCTTGGCCCAGATCACCGGCAAAGACAACTATAAGAAGTACGGCCTGGGTGATAACCCCGACGCCGCGCTGGAGATGGCCACGGCTATCCGCATCCTGTTCGACGGGATGATCAACGGCAAGTTCACTGGCAAGAGGCTGGCTGACTTTTTCGGCGGCGGCAAGGAAGACCCTGTAGGCGCCCGCGCTATCGTCAACGGCACTGACAAGGCCAGCCTAATTGCTGGCTATTACCGTAACTTCCTCGATAGCCTCGTGGCCGCTCGCGAAATGAAGCCTGCCAAGGCGGAAGACGCCAAGCCTGACGACGTGCCGTTGCTGCAGGACAAGACCGTGCAGACGATCGTCGCAGGCACGGGCGGCACGCTTGTTACCGGCCTTATCGGCGCGGTGTCGAACCCATGGGCGTTCGCAACTGTCGCGCTCCTGCTGGTCGCAGCAGGCGCGGGCTTCTGGCTCTGGAAGAGCGGTAGGCTGGAATTGAAGAGGGTGGCGGCGTGAGCAAGATAACAGTGGTGATCCAATACGACACCGACGCTGATACCGCGCAGGTCCAGTACGGCGACAAGACAAGCGAATGGCACGACGCCAAGCTGACCTTTGCCCAAGGAATCACAGAGACGCGCGATGGCTACCTCATCCGCCGCGAACGCGACGGCAGCGCGTCCATTATGTTGACGGGAGTGCCGACATGACCTGGCTTCTAACCCTCCGCTCCAAGTTCACAGGCTGGGCCGTGGCTATCGCTGCGGCCCTTGCGATTCTAGCGGGTGCTTACCTCAAGGGTAGGGCGGACAACTCGTCTGCCGCAACTGCCGGCCGGTTGAAAGCCGCCAACAAAGCAAGGAAAATCGAAGATGAAACCAGCAAGCTTGGCGGCGGTGATGTTGACGCTGCTCTGTCTCGGTGGATGCGTGACAACCGGTAGCTATTGCGACGTAGCCCGGCCCGTCCGCCCGAGCGTCGAGGACAGCCTGACCGACGGTACGAAGCGTCAGATCCTCGCGGAGAACACGAAACTGGAAAAGCTATGCGGGGTGCGGCCGTGAGGGCGCGGTATGCCTACGCAAAGGTGTGGCTGGCCTGCCTGTGGCTGGGCATGGCAGCAAGGGGAATTATCGGATGACCGGCGCTGAAATCATGGCCGTAGTCGGCTTTATCGTAATGCTGATGGGTTTTCTGTTCGGGCTTTGGAAATACGTGGAAAGCCAGATCGCGAAAGCCGAAACGCGCAACGCCGCGAAGGCGGACGCTGCAACGGCTCTTGCCAGCCTGACGCGGCAGGAGCTTTCCGACTACAAGCTGCGCGCGGCTGAAACCTTTGCCACTAAAGCAGGCATGCAGGAGCAGACGTCGCAGATCATGCGAGCCATCGAAAGCGTGGCGCACCGCATCGACGGGCTAACCGAGCGGATTGATAACATCATGGCGACGAGGACGACGACGCGGGGGAGGGGGTAGCTGCCTACGGGCCGCTTTCACTGGGTTAAAAAATCTTGGGCAAAGTCGGAAAGATATCAATTATCGCGTTCATGTTAGTTCATGCAAAAAGCGAGAGGATATGTCTTCGACGGTTGCGAAATCCGCTATCATCTGAGGGTGAAACATTACAGCATTGGTGGTCTCAGTGAGCGAGTGGCGGTAGGCAGGAACGAAATGCTTAAGTTGATCTAATCCGGCGTTCAGATTCTGGTATTCTTTCTTTGTTTTTGAATTTAACAATTCAGATGAGAGCAGATTATACTGCTCTAGGTTCTTTGGATCTATTGAGTACGGTGGTATGTACAGAGGAATTCTATGTACCAGTGTGTCCCGATAGTCCTTGAGGTGTTCAAACCAAGAGCTCATAGAGAGGACGTGTTGACGAAATCCCTCGCTGAAATGAGAAAGCAATTTTGAATTTTGCGGCGAAATTCCGATGAATGTTCGCTTTATCGTAATTGCTTTTTCGTGCACGAATATCCAAGAGAGATTATCAAAGCATCCAGCTAGGTTAGCAAAAAACGCGTGGATGTTTATTTCCGCGTTCTTTATGTCTTGTCTTTTTGGTATTCCCTTGTTGTCCGGTGGAATAGAGCTGTACACTTGCTGTAAAGAGTAGCTGATGGTCTTTATTCTACGTGCGAATCCTTGGTGGGCATACTCTCTCGCTAATTCGGACGTATACTTAAAGGTTAAATAACTTTCGACAATTTTATTCGCGCGCTTATCGATCGTGCTAAATGCTTCGCGAATCTCAGCTAGGTTCTCCTCGCTAAACATTGATAGTCTACTACGCTGGCTGCACTTGCGTATACTTCAGCGCAGCATTCTTGATGCGATTAGCGTACTCATAGATTTGATCGAGGCTTTCTATAATGATGCGGTCTTCGGCATCTCCGTCGAATATACCTATATACTTCGTCGAGCGATTGAAGTGCAGGCGCACAAGCGGCTTGCGATTGTTGTCGTCAAGCAGAACGGCACAGTAGGATTTTGCGTCCCGCATAAACACGCGTTTTGCCGCGACAACTTCACGACAGATGGCCTTTACGACCATGAATCCTTCAATTTCGTCCTCAGTCGTAACGATCTCCGGATCATCCGCTGGCTGTTCGATTTGCTCTATGACCTCTTCCGTGCCAGCGAGTGCATTGGAAAGACGGCTCTTCACGGCGTCCATGATGACGTCACGAAAAGCCGACTTCGTTACTGCGGTGAGCATTTCTTTTACGGGAGCAGTGAGGCGACCGTCATAAACATCGGCAGCGACAATACGAACGAAATCTTCGGTTGGCTCTTCGATCAGGCTGTTGATGGCTTTTTTAATTCCAGACGCGTACTTCAGTCGTTCAGCAGTCGCCAGAATATTATCGACATTAAAGCTGGCCTTCTCAAACTTTTTGAGCTCAATAGCTATTGCTGGATTAAAGTCCGCTATATCGAAAACAAAGAACGGACGCGCATCTAGTTTGTTGGGCGCATCTAGATCGGTGTAGAAATTAAAGGTTCGGCCATTGGTGAGGATGGCAAACTTTGCATTTGTTACGCTGAAGTAGCGATACAATTGGTCTAGGTGCTTTTTCTCGAGCGTAAAAGTGATCGGCTTGCATTCAATCAAGATCCTAATTTCTTCATCAATTTTGATTGCGTAGTCGACTTTCTCACCTTTTTTACCAACAGCGTCAGCAGTGAATTCGGGTATGACCTCATTGGGGTCAAAAACATCGTATCCTAGCGCGCGAAGGAATGGCAGGACGACGGCAGTTTTGACTGCTTCTTCAGTGGCCATCGTGCTTGAATGCGTCTTCACGCGATCAGCGATGACCTTAAGGCTTTCTTCGAAAGTACTCATGCCCCATCCCCCAATGCGGTAAATCCAAGTTAATCCGAAGCTGTCAGAGGCAGGTCGAAACGTCAACTACCAATAGTTGTCGAGGCGGTTTTTAATTTTTCTACACTCCATTAACACCACATTTATCGTGGCATTCCATCCTTCTTTTTGCGCCGCTCACCACGGCTACCAACCAAAACACGAGGAGACTGTATGTCCCATGACAGACAGGGCGCGGGTGCGCGCCTTTCACACGAAGAACTCCTGCGGCGCGCGGAGGCTTACCGCGAGCACGGCACGCTGGTTAAGGCTGCCGCTGCGCTTGGCATAAAGAAGTCGGCATTTCACGACAGCATCAAGCGGGCGGCAGAGCTGGGGCTGTTTGGCACAAGCCCTGTTTTGCCGGGATTCCGTATCGCCAAGGTTAGCAATACGCCGCATGGTGACTTTATCCAGCAGCGCCCCGATCTCGGCGAGCAATTCAATGTTCCGGACGGGCATTCGGTCAAGGGTGTTTCTGCGCTTGTCGATGCTCAAGGCAGGCTTATGCAGCAGTGGGTTAAAACCCGCGAGGAGCCGTCGGCGGCGGATATCGCCGAAACCCTCAAGGCCGAATTCGAAGGCTGGCAGCCAGCAGCGAAGCCTCAGCCCGCGCCGACCGTTGCAAACGCTGACCTCCTGACGCTGACGCCGCTCGCCGACTTACACCTCGGCCTTTTCTCATGGGGCAAAGAGACTGGTATCAACTGGGATCTGGAAATCGGCGAGAAAGTCATTGGCGACGCTATCGAGGATCTTGTAGCCAGAACGCCTCCGAGCGGGGAGGCCATCGTTCTTGGCGGAGGCGATCTACTTCACAGCGATAATAATGAGAACAAGACGGCCCGATCTGGCAACGTACTTCAGGTCGATGGACGTTATCAGAAAGTCCTGATGGCCGCGTGCCGTCTTATTGTGAAGGCGGTCGATGCTAACCTTCGAAAGCATTCGCGCGTGACTGTCCGTATCCTGCCCGGCAATCACGACGAGCACGCCTCTGTGGCTGTCGCTTACTTCCTGCTAGCCTGGTACCGCAACGAACTGCGCGTCACTGTCGATGTCGACCCTTCGCTGTTTTTCTGGTTTCGCTTCGGTGCCGTCCTTCTAGGCGCAACGCACGGCCATACGGTCAAGTTGAAGGACATGGCCAGCATCATGGCGCATCGTCGGGCCGAGGACTGGGGCGCGACAAAGCACCGATATATTCACGGCTTCCACATTCACCATTCGAGCAAGTTCGCCACGGAAGGCAACGGCGTGATTTCAGAATCGCACCAGACGCCAACCCCGCAAGATGCTTGGCATTTTGGCTCTGGCTTCCTGTCGGGGCGCTCAATGCAGGCGATCAGTTATCACCGGCTGTTCGGTGAGATCAGCAGAGTACGCGTCGCGATGATGGACGGTGTTCAGACGAAGTATCAGGCCGCGAATGATAACGTGGTGAGCGACAGGAGGGCGGCTTGATTATCCTTGTTTCCGCCCTCGCGGTTATCGGTGGGCTAGTTGTTCTGGTATTTTTCGCCGGGTTCGTGAAGGAGCTGTATCGCGCCATTCGCAACAGTCATCGCGTTGCAACAGTGGCTGTGCGTACATCGCAACGGCGAAGACGGCCTAACTGGCGTGAGTGGTGGTTTGCGTTCAAGAACGACATTTTCAGCGGATACACTGAGCTCCAAATCGGATGGATTGGCATACCACACGATCATTCAGCGCCCTTGCGCAATCGCCTTCCGCGATACTAACCAATCCCGCGCCGCCCACCAAGCGGCGCTTTCACCACAAACACGAGGAGAGAAATATGGAGCTACACCAGCTTTACGGCGTACATCAGCCGGGCGACGAATGGCAGGAAGAAGACCGCGCTGCGCGAGCGGCTGTTGAAGGGCGGCAGATGAGGGCAGGTGGGGCAGTTATAAGTTCCCTGCCAAAACCTTATAACGACAACGTGCCTGTTGCCCGGCAACAGGCACGTAAAGGCGACTGGCTGCAAACGTATAGCGGTCGTCAATTCTGGCCCTTGGACCCGCGCGCTGATGAAGTCTTTATCGAAGACGTTGCGCACGCGCTGTCGATGCAATGCCGATATGCTGGTCATTGCTTGCGATTCTATAGCGTCGCCGAACACAGCGTTCTGCTGGCTCGCCACGTATCGCCAGAAAGCCGCCTATGGGCATTGCTGCACGACGCCAGCGAAGCCTACCTCGTCGATGTGCCTCGACCGGTGAAGCCATTTCTGCCGGGTTACAAACAAGCAGAGAACTCCGTCATGGCGGCGATTTGCGAGAGGTTCGGCCTGCCGCATGAAATGCCGGCGGAGGTGAAAGCTGCCGACCGAGCAATTATTGGCGATGAGCGCTCCAATATGGCGCCATGCGTTGCCGAATGGTATGCGACGGGGCCGGGCATCGGGGCGCATCTGCAATGTTGGTCGCCTGAGAAGGCAAAGGCGCAGTTTCTGCATGAGTTCAGGAAATTGACAGCTTGGAGGGCAGCGGCGTGACGATACCTCAAGACGTAATGGCAACTGCCCGAACGGTAGCGGACAGAGACGTGAACTTCGGCTCGTACGAGGTTAACACCCTAGCTATAGCCCGCGCCATCCTCGCAGAGCGTCAGCGTTGCGCGGATGTGGTTGAGGACTATTGTTCTGATATGCCCGACCTAGCGGGCCATGGACATTCAATAGGTCTGAAAGACGCCATCCTCGCAGGAGAAACCGCATGACCCCTTTCAACGTTGGCGATAAAGTCGTCTGCATCGACGCCAAAGTCGGCTTTGAGCAGTTCATCGAGATCAAGGAAGGCGAGGTCTACACTATAAGCTGGATAGGGCCGTTCGAACACTACACGCAGGGCAGCTACATCGGCGTTCGCCTCAACGGTGTTGATCGTGGCATCTGCCCTCAGTTCGGTTACGACAATCCGCCATTCGCAGCGCGTCGGTTTCGTCCGCTTGTTCGCGACAAGCTGGCTTCGGTACGGGGACTACTTGCAGGCGGTCCAGTTACCGAGAAGTTCGAAGAACCGAAGCGAAAAGTGAGGGAGGGTGTATGAGTTTCGTCGTCGACAGCGCCGCGCCTATTTATGCAGACCTAAAGTTTGCTCCCGTCAGCTCCGACGGCGGCAGCACGAGCTATTACGAGCTGCCTCCCCATGCGACCGAACTGAACGACCTGATCGAGCACAAAGGCATGTCCTTCGCGCTCGGCAACATCTTTAAGGCTTGCTATCGGTTCGGCGAGAAAGACGCGGCCAGCCGAATGTATGATCTGAATAAAATCATCTATTTTGCGGAGAGGCTGAAGGCGTTGGAAGGCAAAAGGGCAGCCTAAAAAAAGAACCCCGCATCGCTGCGGGGGAAGATTCACGACGCGCTCGACGGGGATTGGGTTTGCCTCGGTCGCGTCGGGACTTTGCGTTTTGGTTTGGGCAGCAGTCCCTCCCGCTGCGCTCTCTTTTTTGCGTCTTTACGAGCGCGGCGAATGGCTTCGTCCTTCTCTCTGACGCGTTTTTCTGACGGCTTCTCGTAGGCGCGACGTGCTTTCATTTCGCGAAAGACACCTTCGCGCTGAAGCTTCTTTTTTAGTACGCGGAGCGCTTGGTCGACATTGTTATCTCTTACGAGTACCTGCAACTTCTGTCCTACTCTTTGATAATTTGGAGTGATCGCGCTCCAATCGCGCAGCTCGGAGCCGTTCAGTCTTTGCGTCGACTGCCGCTCGTTCGTTTTCCAGGATGCCTTTGGCCGTCTTGTCGGTAACGGCGTTTTTGGTTTCCATTCGGGTGAGAGGCTGCTTGAAGAGCGTCTCTTTTGTTAGTTCACCCATACTATACTCCCGTGCCGGACGTTGGTTCCGCATGTGGTTCAGAAAAACAGAAGCCAAAATAAAAAAAGGCCGGGCTAACCCGACCTTCCATTTGTCTCAACAATCAATGCCAGTACATCCGTGGTCAAAGGTCGGAACTTCATCTGGCCTCTGTTTACAGAGCCTGAAGATTATCGGCAGTTTTCTTCCCTGATCGACGATCTGCTACCAGTTCGAAGCCTACTTTCTGACCTTCGTTAAGGGTGTGTAGGCCTGCGCGCTCAACTGCCGAAATATGAACGAACACGTCGGGAGTACCATCATCAGGCTGAATAAATCCAAAGCCCTTCGCGCCATTAAAGAATTTTACAGTTCCGTTGGTCATATTGAATATCCTTCAAATCTAACAGTTAAATAATAACGAAAATTAATTCGCTGCGAGTTTACGATTTGAAAGAAAAGGAAGGGCTTTTAATTTTAGCCGCGTCGTTCGATAACAAAATCGATGCAAACCATCTATCGTTAATAATGGTTTTTTACAAGGCTGCACCCATTATTTTATTAAAACGTGATAATCTGACGGTAAAAAGAACCCCGCAGCGTGATCGCGCGGGGTAGTGGGGAGGTATCATGAACCTGCCCAGGATTTTATTTAGGATGGCCAAAAAGTAAAGCCCCGACGCTTTCGGCAGGCGTCGGGGCCGCGCTTGGCAAATGAGGTGCATGTCCTTGCCAGCGCTCTATTCGCTGAGCTTCGTACGACCCAGCGAATAATTGGAAAAATGCCCTGCCTTAGGGACGAGCTAGGCAGGGCTGCGTCCGCGACGATTCTAGTGGTGACAGAATTGCGCTGACGCGAGGTGGTATCGATGCATTGCGTCAAACTCCGTCGAAGCAGATTTGTTCCCATCTTAATCTAGTCTTTGTTGGCTACCTCGATGTTCGTATTGGCAGCCGGAAAACTGTCGTGCGGATGGCGGAACTGATATTTCTGATGAGCCAGCCGGGCGGCCAATTCGGTGATGTAGCGGAGGTCGCGAAGGCCGCTCTCATAGAGCATGACGATCGTGCTGGACAGATCGACGGCAGCGTATTCCAGATCTCGTTCTTCCAGTGCAGTCGCTGCGTCTGAATAGCAGCGCCTCATGAAATTGACTTCTTCGAGCGTATATATACGGCTCGCTTCATTAAAAAACGGCATAGTCAGCCTCCCTCCAGTGCTGAACCAAAGTTAAAGCCGTTGCGGCATTCTTTCGTGTGATAATGGTTAATGCACGAGTGGGAAGAAAGTTTCTCAGAATATACGGAGACGATATTGGACCGGTCGACTATTCATTCCGATCTTTCCCAGAATGTCCGACAAAGAGCCCACGAGACACGTCATTGATCGCCCGGGCTGCCTCCATAGCCGACCAGCCGGATTTTTCAGCTTCTTCAATAAGGTCAACGACGCGCCCGGCAATTGCGGTTTGGCAATCTATGTTTCGGTCAGGGTATTTCCCATCGCGCAAGGGACCTGACATTTTTCTAGAGCGATTGGGCATCACGGCCTCCCTCATTGTTATTTGAAGGTAGGGCGCAATTTATGTGCTTGTAGTAGCGCCTAGAACAAACTTGCCTGCTCTTCCTTATTGTCATTACTTGGCGTTAGGTCGATTAGATCGGCATCGGGCAGGGGCTTTTGCATTTCCTTGGCTTCATCCCATGGAGCACGTAGCCAGGTGTCTATTTCCTCTGTGGTGCGAAGAATGACCGGCATAGCCTTCGGGTGAACTGGCTTCACCACGGCATTCGGTTCGGTCGTGAGAAACCCGAAGATATCGACCTCGACCGGGCCTTCCTTTTTCTTCCGCACACCTTTCCAACTGGTCCAGATGCCTGCGAAGGCAAACAGCGGCTTCTCTTCATTGAGCGCGAACCAGCGCAGCGGCTTGCGCTTCGTTTTTGGGTCGGGTTCTTGCCCGTATTCGGAGAATGAGGTGGCCGGCACAACGCAGCGGCTTTCAACGCCCTGCCAGCGCCGCCAGTGAGGCGAGGTGAGGTTGCGGATATTTGTTACTCCGCTATCCGCTTCGCCCTTCACATACATCGGCGGTGTAGGCATGCCCCAGCGGAGCATCGCCAGTTCTGGCTCATCACCTTTGATGTTCCGCAAAAGCGGGGCTGGATAGTCAGGAAAGATATCCATCTGCGGATCGACGCGGTTCGTCAGATCCGAGAATTTCTTGAACAGGCGGCGCATAGCCTCATGTGTCGTGGTGATATTGTATAGATTGCACATGCGGCTCTCCTCGTTGCGAAGAGAATAGCGCGGTTATTGTTGACGTCTAGCTGGTTGCTTTCAGTCTGACTGTAATGCGATGCTGCGTGAATTAGATTGTATCGCATCTCAAATGGTCGAGCTGATCAATTTAGGATCTTGCAATGCGAATTGTTGATATCAGAGAAAGGTCGATTGATCTCAGCCGTTTCGCGGATTTGAGCATTCATCAGTCGCCGCTAACGACGAGTATTGTTGCTGTCGTGACTGATGTTTTACGTAACGGCATCCCGATTGTCGGATATGGCTTCGGTTCTGTCGGTCGGTTCGCCCAGTCAGGATTGATAAGAGAACGGTTCGCTCCTCGCTTACTTGCAGCCGACACTGATCAATTTTCAAATTCCACAAACGATAATATCGATCCGTTTCGCGCCTGGAAGCTAATGATGTCTGAGGAAAAGGCAGGCGGCCATGGTGAGCGCTGCGTTGCGGTCGGAGCTCTAGACATGGCAATCTGGGATGCCGCAGCAAAAATCGAAGATGTCCCACTATTTAGCTTTCTCGCCAAAACCTTGGGCAATAATTCAGACCCCGGGACTCAAATTAACTGTTACGCTGCCGGCGGATATCCTTACCCCATCGAAGACCGTTCTTCGTTGTGCACCGAAATTCGATTGATTGTTGACCGAGGCTTTACGCATGCGAAAATCAAGATCGGTAAAGGGGAAATATCGAAAGACTTACGGCGGATCGATATAGCTGCAAAAGAATTGCCAAATGGCTATTCTAGTTTGGCTGTGGACGCAATGAACGCCTACGGCCATGAAAGTGCAATACATGCCGCTACCGCGCTTTCGGTAAAAGAACTGTGGTGGTTCGAAGATATCTGCGATCCGTTGGATTTCGATACTCAATCTGACATCGCAGAGATTTACGCGCCGCCGGTTGCTGCCGGCGAAGCGTTATTTTCTCTCTCTGAGGCCAAGCTATTGGCGCGTCACGGTGGTTTAAGGCCCAATCACGACATCTTGGTATTTGATCCAGTTCATTGTTACGGTTTGCCTGTCTACCTCGAAATTGTCGACCATTACGTCAAACAAGGATGGTCGAAAAAGGCATTCTGGCCTCATGGCGGTCATCAATTTTGCCAGCACATAGTGGCTGCGCTAGGCCTCGGAGGTGCGGAGGTGAACCTTACCAGCTTTCAGCCGCTTTGTGGGCTTTCTGACGATACTGTTGTGGTAGATGGTAGGATCAATATGTCTGACCTCCCTGGCATCGGATTTGAGCATCGCAACGAACTGCGCCACTTGTTTCATGGCTTACTGGAAACGGGATAAGCACCATTCGTGATCACGTTGGTGTCGACGGTCGGAGGAGCCATCCTTATTTCCGCCGTCCAGTCATGCCGAAATACGGCATTTGCCGTATAGCGCTTCACCTGATTCTGCAGTCGTGTGTTTGCAGATCGTGCACTTCGCCTGCACGGTCCCATTTGTGTTTCAGGCGAATTGCTGGTGTGGCCAGCAGAGGAGGGCATATGAAGATCTTAGCAATAGCGGCCGTAGGCGTATTCATGGTGTCGGGGACAGCATTCGCGTCCGCGCCTGCTCTATCGACCGTCAAGCAGACCATCAAGCAAGACCAAGCATCTGGCCCAGTTGTGGCAGGTGGCTCGGGCAAACAGAATCGCGTTGGTTTGCCAGGGACGGGCAAGAGCTTTCGTTTTTAAGGTGGATGGTTTGCCCCGTTAAGGCGGGGCAGACGCTTATTTGCGCCGTCCAGCCGCGCCGATCTACGACAGATGCCGTATTCCCTCTTAGGCCAGATAGGTTGAATGTCTCCCTGCCTTCCAAAAGGGAAGGCTTGATTGGAGGGCAAAATGAAATACGCAATTATCGCCATGGCCATTTTACTGGCTGGCGCCTCTACTGCTTCCGCGATGGCTAGTTGGAAGCCAACTGAAAGTCACTGCCGTACCGGCAAGGGATGCAAAACGGGCAGGTAATTCCAACGGGCGCCCTTTACAGGCGCCTATTTCTTTTTTCCAGTCAGCGCGCCCTCACCTTCCTGTTTATGGGCGCGGCAAAGCCAAAGCTGGCCGTTCGACAATTTATAGCCAAAGGTTCCCCATTCCTTGCAGCCTTTGGCGTCACACCAGTGTTCAAACAGCTTTCCAGCCTTTGCTACATGCGCGCTGTCGTTCTTGTATCCCGTCATTTATCACCTCGGCATTTTCGTAATTCCAAACTGCGCATAGCCCTTTGTCGTACAGACCTTGCAGCGCATGCGCCTGTGTAGGTCGACAAACCAGGTATGCGTTCCGTATTTGCGCAGAAGCATCTCTCTATCAACCGACCCGATGTGCCCGCACTGGCAACAGAACCCGTAAAGCTCGTACCATTTGAACAGATCCATGATCCGGGTCGATACCGGCATTTCGGTCAGGTAAGGTGGACGCGGTTTCATCGATCAAAGTACGTCTCCCACGGCCTGGATTTCTTGTCTGTCGGGTCGTAAGGAACGCCGCCATATAGCTGGATGAACTCTTGCTGGCCTTCGTTGGTCGGAAATTTCACAATCGAGAAGTAACGGCCTTTATGATTTACGCAGCCATGCAGGCGATAAGCGCCGAGCCGATGTTCGTCCGCAATCACCTCCAAAAGCCTTATGCGCAGCTCTTCAGTCAAGAACAGCACGACCTGAAACGGGTATTCCTTATTGATCAGCGTCTTTGGCGGCTCACCACGGGATCTGCCGCTCATTTCACGAACACCGTAGGTTTCCAGCCACGCGCAAAACCCATCGACATAGCCAGACTGGCATATTCGATCTCTTTGACGAGAAAATCCCGATCCTTCAGAAGCGTCTCGATCGCAGCCCGCGCATCGCCTTTGTGGTAGGCGAGAACCATTTCAATTTCGTCGTCGTATTCATTATCCTGCGCAACCGCACTCAT